CTATCTTCATTGGAAAATACTCCTAAAACGATTTCAAATTTGACCGCACTTTGCCCGAAAAGAAAAAACACCAATAATTCAACATTATTGGTGTTCTTATCACAAGCTAAAAATTAAGCACGTTTGAAGTCAAAACGTACAAATTTTACAACACCAATTTTTAATTAATAAAATCAGCTTATTATATATCTGTAATATTGTTTATTTCCGAAACTTTACATATTTTTCCGAAACTACGAAAGTTACAGGGCTGTAATAATGCCATAAAATAGGGCATAAAGACATTCGGATTCTTCAGAATGTTTACTATGCCCGAATGTGGAAGAAGTTGCTGAACCCTTAGATTAAGGGAGTGTATCTGGGAATGGCTCTGTCGTGTACCACATCAAATCAGGAAAACGTAAATCTGTATAATTTTCGTTTCTGATTTCTTCCAAAAACCGCATTTCAACGTAGTTGTAGTCGCCTTTAGCTCCAACGTAAACTTTTCCTAGATCAATACCGTTATCATTATAAAATGGCTTTAATAACGAACTGTCTGTACGGAAACCAACTGGAATACCACCTACTCCGAGAATATCCATATTTTTTGTTCCACGTTTTCGTTGGAAAAATCCTGCACTACCTTTACCTAACGCTTGAAACCAACCCCACGGACCACCACCAAACGTTACAATAACAAGGTTGTTATATCGTCTGATTTTAACCCAATTTCCTTTTACTGTATTTATTGATCTAAGAGTAATATCACCAGTATCTCCGTATGTAACTTGCCATATTCCTTTAGCTTTAAGCCACTGCCAAGCACCAACTCCTGCCCCATTACTAGATATATAAACAGTACCGTTCGGCTCATTACCTTTAATTTTGCCGTCTGTTGTATCAGGTTTATCTGGTCTGCCTGCTCCATAAATAATTGGAACTGGGGATTGTGAGCCACCAGTTGAAATTTCAGTCTCAACTCGTTTAATCTCACTCCCCATAAATTCAGCAAACTCTTTAACTGTTGTATCAAAGCTCATTATTTATTGTAACCTCTAGTGTAAGCTTCTTTTAAATTCACACCGTCTAGAGCGGTGAATTTTTGATTGAGTGTAGTTAATACTTCATTGGTTTTTGAGATTTTTTGAATTAATTTATTCAGTCCATCTTCGCCTGTTTTCATTCCATTTAATGAATCAGCTAATTCTTTAATGGTGTCTAACTCTGCCGCTACATTACCGCCTAAGATTTCGCTTTTGGCATCTGTTTTTGCTTTGTTTACAAGCTCAAGAATTTTCTTGGCTGACAATGTTGCTGTTTCATTTGTCGCACTGTCATTAATGCCTGATGCGCCGCTTGATAATTCATTAAGTCTTTGTCCGAATTCAATCATCGCAGCAACGATTGAATCTTTATGCGTTGTCGGTAAGCTCTCAAGATTTCCGATTGCGGTTTTGATTTTCTTATTTTCTTGGCCTAAGTACTCAGCGAACTCTGTTAAAACTGTGGTAATTTCTGGTCTTGCCATACTATAAGGCTCCTATTTTGTAGAATGTGATTAAATCTGATAATGATGGGACTTTTTGAGTATCGCCAATTTCTTTTATTAGCCGGACTTTTACTTTGATTTTTGGCTTTGTCCGCTTAACTAGCTTAATGATCACTCAGCCTCCGTTACGTCATGAATAAGTGTAAATCCACCACCAGCAAGCGTTTGAACCAAGCCTTGCTGACTAGTGCATTGTAAATCCCAGGTAGCAAATTCCCATTTTGCTCCTTGTGTTTTATCGTGTGAGATAGAAACGGTCACAATATTTTGATTAACAGTTATCTCACCTGTTTCAGTTGATAATTTAATCAATTCACCTTTCTTTGGTTTGATCCACATATCAAAACGAGAGCCAGTTAAATCTGATTGAGATTCATCATCTTCTAGCAGTTCGAAAGACCATCCATCATCATCGCCACGCACTGTTTCTAGTTCGATATTTTCCATATTCTCTCCAATAAAAAACCGCACTTTAAAAGTGCGGTTGTTTTGTTGTTTACTGCTCTACTTTTCCACCGGCAAACATATATGGGTTTACATAGCCTATATATGTTTCAGGGCTAAAATCTTCTGGTTGAGCCTTAACTAGCTCACCTAAAGCCCATTCATAAGGGATTTTTTCCCAACCTGGTACAGCTTGGATAGTGAAAGTATTTACAGATAAGGATTCTTTCCCTTCATCCTTTTTAGCTTTTGACACATATGATGCAATAGTGACAAATGTACTATTATTGATATAGTCAACTTGCAAACCTGTGACTGCATGATGTTCTGACATGGCACCAGTACGAATATCTTCGATTTGTTTTGTGATGAATTTCATTTTTTTACTCCTTATTGAGACATTGTTGTTGTGTTTGATACTGCATATGCTGTAACGCAGATTTTTTGGGCGCCACCGCCAACATCAAAAAACTCTGGCGGTGTATTTTCTCCGTGGTGCGTATATAAATATCTGTGTGATTGATTAGCCTCAACTGTGAATGTTTTATGTGAATTTACGATAAAGAAAATTCTCTTGACAGGTGCGGCGGATACATTTATCCACGCTTGATAAAAATCAATAGTTTTATAAACACTAGCAATAAACACCTCACACAAATTACCACCAACCAACTGATTGACTTCAAGCGTTCCAGTAAATTTACCAGTTACTGCTTCCAGTCTTGCGCCTTTGATTACGCCACCTTCGACAATTGCACCTTTTACTGTACCACCGCTTACCACGGCACCATTAACCGTGCCACCATTAACTGTTGCACCATTAACGGTGTTACCAGTAATGACACCACCAGTTATTCTTGGTGCTCTAATCTCCTGATTAGCCTGTATATGGTCGCCGCGGATTGTATTGGCAATAATACTTCCACCATGCACCTCTGTAACCCCGGCATTTTGCCACGGGCTAGGCTCTGTTGTGTGCTCAGTGCACTCCTCAAGCATTGGCATGGCGATTTTTAGCACGCTATCGGATTTTATGTCTCGCATAACGCAGGTAACTGACACATAGCCCGATCTTGGAGCGGTAAAAAATACATGGCTCCTAGTGCTTGATTGGATGCTTCCGCTACCCTCTTCCAACACCCCTGATTGAGTGTAACCGGCAATGCTGCGCCCTTTTTTTCCGGAAAAAGCAAAATCTCTAACCCAAGATTTGCCATCGCTAGCAATCTCTTGGATCATCAGCTCACCAGTACACGCCCACGCATCCACGTAAGCGGAAAAGCAATACCGATGACCAGGAACAACGCTAACAGTCTGTATTGCAACCTGCCACCAACTAGACACGGCGGAATTAGCTTTTGCTTCAGCGATCATAACTGAGCTATTTGTAACCAGTCCGCTAAATTTACTACTCATCCGTCTTACTAGACTTGTAGTTTGTCTATCTAAGGCTCCATTACCTCTATTTTCGCCCCATCCGTAAGCGTTATTCGCAAATATAGGGTTGTCTAGGAGATTCCCACCGCCACCAGATGATAACTTATCTCTCGTCACCGACCCAGCTACGACCAAATCACCACGAATACCTACTTGCCCATTTGCAACAGAAAACACCGGCTTTACATTACCGTCATTAGCATTAGCAACAATTCCGAACTTATCAGCCATAACAATGACCGAACTTTCTTCATGGTTTGCACCTAGAGCGATTCCAGCAACAGCAGTCCGTCCACCAGCAATGGCTTGCGTTTTGATTGTGTGCATCGAGCTAACTTTACCATTAAGTCCAGCTACAGCACTGCTCACCTGCGATACTGTTGATTCAGCATTGCCAACTTTAGCGGTTAAAGCGTTAATTTGTTGTGCATTTGCTTTATCACTTTGCGCTTGAGCTTGTCTTACTGCAGTAATACCTGATAAAGCTGATTCAGCCTTCGCTGTCACAGTTTTGATGGTTTCAGCTTGTGCTTGGTCTGCTTTTTCAAGATTTTTAATTGCGGTTCCTGATGATTGAGCTTGTGCAGCTATTTGAGCTAATGCACCTGCGACAGCGGTTTGTCTTGTTTTAGCTTCTTCACCAACAGCATTATTAATATCGGCTTTAATTGAGTTAATAAGCTCTTGACCAAGTTGTGACTTAGTGATTTTACCTTCTAACGCATTTAACAAGTTATCAGGATTATGATCTGCTTCACCAAATACAGCTTCGGTGAACTCACCTTTATTCCCCTGTTTATCTACTCCTCGCAAATAAAAGTAGTAGCCTGTCGATAAAGGCACACCATTAATAACATAGTTGCTTTGAGGATATGGCAGTGTTGCCACTTTCACTGCAGCGCTTATGTCATTTGTATTGCTACGCCAAATCTCAGTGCTAAACCCAGGTATAAATGTCTTAGGTAAATCCCAATCAAGCTCAATAGCAAACAACAAGGATTTAGTAACAAATCTAGGGATGTTGAGATTAATCTCAAATGAGCGTGTTACGGGGTCTGACAATTGACCACTTTGGTTTTTAGCTCTGATTTCTGCGGTATAACTACCATCAGGCAATCCTTCAAATGATATTTCTGGATTTTTTAAGTTTAGATATGTTTTAAAAACCTTTCCGTTGCGATATAACCGCACTTCATAGGTTAATAACGTATCTGTTGTGGGTACTGACCAAGTGAGTTTTATACCGTCAGCGCTATAAACTACATCAGCATTAGTTACTTTTGTTAGTCCATTGTGCATAGTTGTAACAACTGGCACAAAGCTTGCACTACCATCAACAATCGCTTCTTTTTGCGGTTCATGCTGTAGCGCAGTTATGGTATAACTTCCATCATCGTTTTCAGTAATTCCGAGAGCACGGTAAAGCTGAGTAGATACTTGCGGTGTTTTTAATACCCAATCATCCATTACATTCAAACCAACAGGATTGGTTTCTAATGTAACAACCGATTTATTTGCATTATCTACATTGATGATTTTGATTTTCACCAACTGCATTTCATCATTGAGATAACTTAAATAGCTATTACCAGTAATTTCTACAGATTGATCAAGCGTTACTGTCTTTCCGTTTATCGCTACAACTCGTCCACCAAGCGTTTTACCCGCAAAATCATTATCAGCAATTTCAATGATGTCGCCTGGCAAATGCAATAACCCTTGACGACCTACTACAAAGGTAATAGTACATTGTTCAAGACGAGATGTTTCTAATACCCATTTCCCGTATCGGTGAGCTTGCCCACGACTTGTACAGCCGTAAGCTGTAATTTTCTTAACGTTATAGCCATAGCGAGCAATCATTAAATCATCTGCAACGTACTCAACCGCCTTTTGATAGAAGTTACGTTCATCAGCATATTCAACTTCCACTGCAGTGAAAATTGTCTTTCCCGCTGCGAATTGGCGAGAGAATTTACCATCAACTACATTTGATTGAGTATATAAACAAACTGGATCTGATGTTCTATCTTGGATAGCTGAAAACTGCGTTCCATTCCATACTGCAATAGAGCGAAAAACAGATGCCATGTCTGATAGCACGTTATAGGCATCACGCTGTTCTGTAATCCATAGATTCGATACCATTCGTGGTTCTTTGCCACCATATCCATCATCGACTAATTCATCACAGTATTTTGCAATTTGATACAGCTGAAACTTATCTAAGCCGTATTCCCCAATTCGTTTACCTAGTCCAGCCAATGAATTAGTGACTAAGTCGTAAAAAATCCATGCTGGGTTATCCGTCCACTCTTCTTTCCAGTCACCGCGCCAAATACCCGGTGCATACGTTCTTGTTTCAGGATTATATGTACTTGGCACTTTCACCAATCGGCCATAAAGCAATAAGTTTACATTAGGAAAATTTGGGTTATAGCGCGAATCCGTTTTAATGCCAATTAATGCCATGTTTGGGTATGACAGTTTGGTATCAATGATTTCCGTGTAACTAACCCAATGAGTGCCATTCTGTAGTCGTTGTGATTTACTATCGGCTGTTAATCTTTTGACTGTGATGGTAAATGGTTTAGGCGGTAAATTATCAATGATGTAACTACGATAAAAGCGAGATGATGATTTACCATTAATATTTTTTACTGTGCGGCTTTGCCCGTTAATTAAGATTTCGAGTGATACAGATGTTCCCTCTGTGTCGCCATTCTCATTTTGAGAAAATAACGCACTTACGCCACATGTAATTCTGAGACGTGTCACATCAGGATCAATGATGGTTCTTGTTACAGGGGTAACATTTTTAATTTCAGCGCCAACTGATACTTCACGCTCTGACATTTCAAAGCCCTGCAACGGCATTTGGTCCTGTGTGCCGAGTGTATATGCTATCTCTGTGTTTTTGAAATTGAAACTTGACTCATCATTATCATCAACACCGTTTGCATTTTGGATTGGCGTATTGTCAAAGTAAGTTGATTTCCATTTATTGGCTGGACCTTTAATTGGCCCAAGAGATATTAAACCAATAGCACGTAATCGTTGAGATGAACGAAGGCTATCAGGTGCTTCATGTGGTGTGCGCGCTGAACCTTGTTTTTTACCGCCCATAAGTACCTCTTAAAAAAGAAAACCGCCTATAAGCAGTGCCTATAAGCGGTTAAATTTATTTGTGATGTTATTGATGATCGTCAAAGGTTTCTATCCCTTGGGAAACAAGTATAAGGCTGGTCATCATTTTTCCGTACAATAACGGAATAGGTCTCCCTTGTGGAGTTAAGTTACGAAGATTGCTGAATGATGTGCTTTGTTTCTTTTCACTTTCATTAGCACCACTACCCATATCTGGCGGTCTCGTTAAAAGAGATATAGCGCCAGACATGGCAAGTGATGCTCCCATTGCTCCAGCTATCATTACCCCGCCAGCTGACCAACCTAACGGGTTCCACCACGCAACAGCAATTAACACAACCCCAACAACGGCTTGAATTACACCTGCCGCTTTACCAGCACCAGTAATAACGGGTGTAAAATGTACGGATGAGTTATCATCAAGATCAATTATTGGGTTATTTTGTAATTGTTCATTGCTTATATACTTTCTACCAATTCTAACTTTGTAATACCCTTTGCTAAGATGCGATCTTAGTCCTTGAATTTGAGTTATTAATCCACTCATTAACTCTCGAAAGTTATTTACATCAAGCTCGAATGGTTCATCGCTAAATCGTTTAAGATTGCCATGAAATGTAATTTTTGCCATTCTGAACATCTCCAAATTGAATGTGTGGAATTAAGCCAAAAGCCATCATAAGGCACACGTGCAGAGAGACGACTTTCACTGTGATGAACCATCATCTGATCACCTAGATACACTCCTGCGTGATTAGCTACACTTGCACCGACTTTAATTAAAATCACATCGCCAAGCTGCGGTTCTTCATCAAAAGGAATTTTTTCAAATCCACAACGAGCCAAGCCTTCTTCATATAAATTGGAATGCTCAAACCATTCAAATTCGTAAGTGGATTGATCGGGCAATTCAATACCAGCCAACATATAACAATCAAGAATGATATTTCGGCAATCTTGTTTATTGTTTTCAAATTGACGACCAATTAGCGGGGGAATATTGCGGAATTGTCTTATATCGTTATCCACCACAAGCCAAAAATCTAACTGTGTTCTAACCTGACATTCTCTGTCAGCAATGGATAAATATGGCAATCCTTTTCCAAAAGCTGAATCAGGGTGAGAATGCACCAACGCTACAATGACACCACGTTCTTCAGCAAGAAGAAAATCATCTGGCGATATTTCAAAAAAATTAACAGGATCGTGTGAGATGTTTTCGCAAGGGATGTAAGAAAAACCGTCTTTAAATACAACAAAGCCACAACATTCTTGTGGCTCTGTACTTTTAGCGTGTGACAGTATTTCTTTTTTTAATTTATCCGGAATAATCATGATCAATTCCCATACTGGGTTGTACTTGGAAAACCGCCAAACGGTAATACCGCATTCTCACCAAATCTCAATTTACAACCACGGATACAATGTGAGCATTTGTCTTTTTTACGGTCGTTAGTTGGTTTATCAAATTCATCGGCAACAGGTCCACCTGTATAACCGCATTGTGGCGAACGATATTGCCAAATACAAACATCAGATGTAATCATTAATAGCGGTATTTTTGCGTTATCTGTTTCGGCAGGCGATGCCAGTTCAAAAGTAGCTTGTTTATCATCAAGGCTTTTTAATTGCTCAATGATGTAGTAACTCACTGCTTCTTGTGTAGGATCTGCCTGAGCGTTTTTGCCACCTTCGAAATTGCGAGCATCAAGGAACTGAGCATAAACCAATCTACGAGTAACTTTACCTCCAACGCCTTGTCCTAAATTAACCGCAATGCTAGTAATGATTCCATATAGGTTAGATACTGTTAATGTCGGACGAGAACTTGGACCTTGTCCACTAATTTCAAAGCCATCTGCTTCAATTGGATAGGCTTGATACTCATTACCCTGCCACCAAATATTGGTTCGCCCTTGGTTTAAACCATTGTGAAATCGGTACAATTCACCTGCAGTATTAGAACCGTTAGTCGGAGTAATATGGCGTAAATCAATATCCCACAATTCAATAAGCGCACCCTGCTCTAATTCAGGCAAAAGTGCGGTCATTTTCTTAGGTAAATTTTTAGGCATTTACACTACCTCTTCGAATTCACAATTAAAGGTTGTGTAAGTTAATCCAATTTGACGAGGGAACTTAACACAAACAACTTTAACTAACTCACCATTTAGTGCGACGTCTTTAAAATAAAAAGCACGGACTCCACCGTGCTCTTTCATAAATTGACGAAATTCTGCTGATTGACTATTTTTAACCTTATAGGTAACGGAATATTTTCTCAAAAGAGCATTAATTCCATCTTCCATTCGTTGCTGATAGCCATTTCCAAAATTAAGCACTTTCCGCTTTGGTTCTTCATCAACTGTATAACCAGGTTGCGGACACCAAGGCAATGTTTTTAAAGCCATCTCATCTCCTTATCCAAGCATTCCACCTGGACGACGTTGTTTTCTTAACACTTCAAGTACATTTGCTTGGATTGCTAGTGCCAACTCTTTGCCTTGTTCGGCTTTTTGCTCAGCAGTAACACTCTCATTTCCGTTTTTATCAATATTTATTGTTATTGATACTTCGTTATTAGTTGATGCTCCGCCACCGCTAAACAATCCGTCATAACTATCAGATTTGCCGCCAACATGACCGCCATTTGCAAATTTAGGGAATCTGCGTTGGTTTAAGGCGTTCATAAACCCAACACCATAGTGATCAACCGTGCGTGATGTCATAACAAATTCATTGTTAGATAATCGAGCTAAGATAGAATCGCTTGTTCCAGTACCTTCTCCGACAACATGACCACCTTTAGCGAATCCTACGCTAGTGATTTGAGAGATAACATTAGCACCGGCCGCTGCAACCGCTGCCATATTTGTAAATTTTTGAGCTGGAGTAAGTGCGGTTGTATCTGCCATCGCTTGTGCGACTGCTTGAGATAGTTTCACCGTAGCTTCTGCAATTGCGAACGCTTTTGATACTGCAAACATTGCTTTATAAGCTGCAGATTGCTTACCGGCTGATTGTTCAACGACTGATGTTAAAGTTCCAAATGCACTACCAAGGTCATTTAATCCAGTAGCATAAAGCCCCATTTGTTCTTGGAACTGGCTATTTCTGTATTTTTCAATGATTTGTTGTTTGCGTTGTTGGAATTCTTCTTCCGTGATTAACTTTTGATCGTTAAAGGCTTGGAGCTGAGCAAGCTCTTGCGTTTGTTGATTAATTAGCTCTTGTTGCGGATCATAAAGTGCGCGTAATTGATCTAATGGATTGACCGCACTTTGAGATCTATTTTGAGCATAATCAAACTTCAATTGCAATTCAGCAGTATTAGCTTCACCACCTGTAAGCTGTCCTGCTTTTTTAAGCTCTTCAACTACCGCTAACTCATCATTTAAGTTAGCACGTAATAATTTCTCAGGCGCATACTTCCCTGCAAGCTCTAACCGTTGACGAGCAAACCGCTCAGTGATAGCTGTTTTTGCTGTTTCATATTCTTGATGAGATACAACACCTTTTTTGTTGTGCTCTTCCAAGCGTTGGAACATTCTTGTTTGTTCCAAGTCAATCTCAGCAAGACTAGAACTACTTTTCTTACGAATTTCATCATAGAAACTTAACCAGCTATCTCGAGCATTCTCACCAGATGATTTCGATTTACCACCACCTGATTTGCTGTGACTTTCTTTGATTTGAGTTTCAATTGTTGTCACTTTGGTTTCATCGGAAAACATTTTTTCCAATGTTGCTTTACCGGCTAAAATCTTGTTTAGTGTTTCAAGTGATAACCCAACAGCTTTATCTGCAGCATTAGCGGCAGTAATTGTGCCTGTAGCAATGCCAATCAATACTTCGTTGTATTCAGCACCTTCCTTGCCAAGCAATTCATAAAGACCCGCCAATACATAAGCAGATTTTGCCTGACCTTGTTGTTTAAGTTTTGCAACTTCAAGCTTTTGAGCTAGAGACGTAGATTTCTCTTTCAGCTTCTCCATCGCATCTTTTAAATCTAACGTCTTATCTGCCGCTTTATTTGCACTATTAGCCGTGTCATTAAAGCTTTTTGGCAAGTTAGCTATAATGTTATCTGCAGTTTCGGCTGATACACCAAGCAACTTGAATTTCTGCCGAACTTCATCAACATTTTTACCTGCTCGCAACATCTTCTCGCCAAGTGGCGAAAGCATTTTCTCAAGTGACTGTCTTGCAACATCGGCATTTTCTTTAATCACTTGGATTTTATTTTTTAAACTTTCAATTTCGGCATCATTTGCATTTCCACCAACGCTAATGCCATCAAAATCTGCACCAACCTGTTTTGTCGCTATTCCCGCTTTTAATTTTTCGATTTCAGCGTAATATTTTTCTATATTTTCAAGCTGCTTAGTGATTTTAAGAGATAATGCCGCTTCGGTGATTTGATCATAAGATTCAGCTAAAGCTTGGTTAGCAACAGATGTATCTAATGCCCATTGTCGAGCTTCTGCCGCTTGTGAACTGAAAAATAATAATGATGTAGCCGCAATACCAATAACACCAGCTGGGCCACCAAGTAAAGCCATTACACTTTGCAAACCTTTTGCCGCCATCGTTGCAAGATTAGTTGCTGTAGCAAGGTTTCGTTTTGCTGTAGCTTCCGCTTCTGCAAGTGCAATAATTTGAGCAGATTGCACTTTCATTCTTTCACGCAATGCAAATCGAGTTTGTTCAGATTGAGCAAGCTGTAATTGTGCGGTCAAGCTAGACATTTCAAGTTGTGCGGCAACTCGCATTGCTGTCGCTCTTTCATAAATGCTTTTTGCTTCCGCTGTATGAGCTAAAGCATTTTTTGCGCTGATAATGCCTGATTTTGCTAACTCTGCACTGTATTGGCTAATTCTACCAACTGCTAAGGCACCAGTTAAAACAACCGCTGCAGTAATTAATTGATCAAGATTTTTCGAAACAAAATCTACACTCTCGCCAAGTTTCTGCGTGATGCCATAAGTGCGGTCAGCTTCACCGGCATATTTAATAAATGATGTTTCGAGATTGGTGTATGACATCGAGAGTGTTTTTACACGTTTCTCGAAATCACTATCCAGAGATGATTTTGCTTTTTCAAGTGCAGTTATCACTTTGTTGATAGATAACTCACCATTCTTACCCATATCTTTAAGTGCACCAACGCTAACACCTAAACCATCTGCAATAGCTTGTGCTAAAGCCGGTGTTTGTTCCATCACAGAATTAAGTTCAGCGCCGCGCAACTCGCCACTAGCCAAAGCTTGACCGAACTGCATTAATGCCGCTTCTGATGACGCTTGTGCGGCACCTGATAAAGCGACTGCTTTTGATACAGTTTCTGTTAGTTCTACGACTTTTTGCTGACTAATATTTAAAGTATCAGCATTTTTTGCAAAACGTTGATAGATTTGAGCGGTTGCGCCAACAGCTTGATTGGTTCGAGATGATATATCAAACACGCTTTCTGTAGCCTGAGCCATTTCTGTCTGACTATGAGTCACCAGTCTAATACGGTTCTGTAACTCAGTGTAGCTATCCATCATTGCAATAGCTTGCTTTGACAAATCTTGCGCTCTACCTAAATTATCAAGGCGAAAACTCCATTTTGTTGTCGAATTGATGTTATTGGCGGCTTTCTCAATATTATTTAAATATTGTGTAGTGCGTTCTGAGAACTGACGTGCTTTTTCTTGAGCGCGAGAAAAATTAGCTTCAAATTGTCTAGTAAATTTTCGGGTCTGATACTCCGACTTACTCAATCCATTCTGAAATTGGACTGTATCGAGACTTAACCCAATATACAAACTACCGAGTGATGACATATTTTCTCCAGAAATAAAAAAGCCCGCATATTGCGAGCTTTCTATACAAACACTAACTATTTATTTAATGATGACGTACTTAACTTCGTTTTCTTTTTCAATTTGCTGTAGCACTTCATTTTCAGTTTTCTTCATAAAGAAAAACATAGCTACTTTTGCAAAAACAAAAAAGGTAATGTAAGCCAGAGAAACACCAAGTAAAATTTTCAAGGTTATGCCTGTTACAGCCAAGATAAAAATGATAGGTAATACAAAGAATAAAGCTAAAAACGCAATAGCCTCTTTACCCAACCAATGGATAAGTTTAATTTCATCTTTAAACATAACCCCTCCTTATTTACTTACCTATACTGTACAAAATACATTCATTTTAATCAATAGGGAGTAGCTAATTTTTTCAACTTTTTTACTAAACAATCAACGATTTAACAAATAAGACTCTACGCCATCATCTTCTTTATCTTCTGATGCCTTATTTTCATTGAAAAATGGCATTAAATCGTTCAATGTTGTGGCTTTCTGTTTTGGATCTTTATGAATTAACGCTAACAAATGAGCAATCTGTGCTGTGCGATAATCATCTCTCCACAAACCAAATGGCTGCTCTTGATAAAACAGCATATATTCCTGAAGATGTTTTTCAGGCATTTGTTCTATTTCTTCTAACGTTTTGCCCAACGCAAGCGATAAAGTTATTTGGAACTTGCGTCGGTCATTAAGTTTTTTGGTTCATCGCCCATCAATGCTCGACTTAATTCTTCGGAAACTTCATTATCTAGGCTTGATAATGCTTTCAAATCATCTTCATTTTCAAAGTCAAACAATAGATTACCATCTTTGTCACATAAGCGGAGGGCTAGATTTCGGGCTAAACGATATGGATCGTAAACTTTTCCTAATTGCTTGCCTAATTCATCAGGATCATCATAATCAAGCTCAATACCTTGTGTTTTTGCAATATCACACAATAGTTTGTGCTGGCCAAACAATCCACGGTTCACATCACCGACACTTAATGCTCTTACATAGTACTTTTCGCCAAGAATTTCAATTTCGGTTACTTTAGGTTTATGCTTCAACAATTTGTTTCTCAAATCCATTGTATTTACCCTCTTTTATGGTTAAAATTTACTCGCAGGTAAACTTCTCCTGCATTAAAGGTTAATCAAATAATTAAAGCCAAGAGCCGATCACTCTTGGCTTTTTTTTATTATTAAGCTACAGGTAAATGGTACTCCTGTTTTGTATGCTTAATAGTCGCACCGCTTTCAAATTTACCCATAGTTTCACCGGAGTAACCATTGCCAGATTTGAAATAACCAGTGCCATACATCGTGCCTTGATCATTTGGGAAAACTAAACGGAAAGGGAACTTCGATTTCGAAAAGAATTTTTTACGGCATAATTTTTGCATTTCGGATGTTGGCGCAGTAAAGAACTTCATCTGAGTCTCACCGTACTCAAACTCACCTGCTTCGGTGGCTTTGCCATCATCACACATGGTAGTCACATCTTCTTCGGTCAATGTATCTTCGCTACGCTCTAAATTTCGGAGCTCACAGAAATTATTTGACCATTTCACTAATGCTGCTTTAGCATCAGTAAATACTGTTGGTTGATCATACGCTGACCAATCAACTTCATCGGCCAATGTGATTACATCTGCCGCAACAGATTTAACTGGATAATATCCATCTAGCGCACCTAATCCGCTAACTAAGACACAATCACCAGTTTTGAATCCGCTTGATGGGACAGTAATTGTTGCATTTGGTGTTACAGCACAAGCGGTAATTTTCTTACCGACATCTTCGGATGTGCCAATATAAAACCGTGTTTTTTGGAACGGTGTGGTTTTTGCTGCCATGTTTTATTCTCCATAAGCAATTTGATAAGTTATTACCCGACGATGTAATTTTGTATCGGGTTCGTAGTCACTGAAATCACTTTCTCTCTCGGCATAATCAAATGCCGTTTCAAGTGCAGTAAAAATAGCCTTTCGTAGAGCGAAAATGTCATCAGGATTTTTGCTATAAACATCAATCTGCACCGTAAAATCATCCAAATCCCCATCTTCTAACGCTGAATTTGGTGATATTGCTGGGAATTGATATACGATGACTGGATAGGTACTATTTGTTTCAGGAATCAAACCATAAAAACAACGACCTGACACAAGTGGATTTAGAGCACTAAAGAGTTTTTTTTGGATCATTTACGCCCACCTCGCAAGATTTCATCTCGTAATGTCATGATGATTTCACGGCTTGCTTGTTCTTTCTTTGCAGTGAAAGCTGGGCGCAAAAACGGTTTGGCTGGCATTTTAGATGTGCCAAATTCCACAAATCTCCAATAGTAAGGATCGTCCGGGTTCGCCGAACTATTTTTGCCATTACTTTTAAAAGCTGTAATCTTGCTAATTTTAAGCTTCCGGACAAAAATTTTTGTGGTTACAGAACCGTTTTCACCAATTTTGGTTCTAGCAGAAATAGCCCTTTTCAAGGTTCCTCGCTTACGATGCGATACACTGTGTTCTAAAACAGGAGCATTTGCTCTTGCTTGATTTCTAATGACAGCACCACCTTTTCTCATTGCCTTCACGCCAATGCTATTTCTGACTTTGCGCTCAAGCGAGTTCATTGCTTGACCAAGCTCTTTTAAACCTTTGATGTTTACAGACAAATTAGACATTACCTGTCTCCTTACACATAAGCTGTAAAGACACGTCTCGCTCTTGAGTATTAAGCACGGAAAGAATTTCAAACTCTCTTTTCCCAAACTTAACCTTCATTGTGGGTTTAATGCCTTCTATATGACGTAGCCATATTTGAGTGGTAACTTCAGACTGTACTTGCTTGGCTGAAAAATACTCTCGACCTGATAATGGTCTAACATCAGCCCAAACAGTAGCTACTCTCTTCCAGGTTTGAGTACTTGCACCGTAATCATTCACTTCATTAACTTGCCGCAACAAGGTAATTCTGTGACGTAGCTTTCCTATGTTCATATTAATCACCTACACATCTATAAAACGATAACGCTCAATGATGGCTTTAACAGTTGGAGGTAAATCAAAGTTTGTTACACCTTGCCCTTCGTTCCATCCACCACGGTTTTCATATAGGTAAGCGATCAGCATTAATATAGCTATTTTCAAATCACCAGTGATTTCTTGTGCATTAATCGGTTTTTCTTCGGGCAATGTATTAAAAAGCACTCTATTCGTGTGGTTCTCAACCATCGCCTTCGCTGCAACTAAATAGGCAGACAACAAATCATCTTCCTCATCGTTATCAATACGACATTGCAACTTAATTTCGTCTAGTGTGATTTCCATTCATCCCCCAAATAAAAAATGCGGCCATTTCTGACCGCACGTTTAACTATTTACCTGTTAATGCTTTAATTGCTGACACATCTTCGAGTACGCAGTCAAAGCGATGGAACGCTAAGAAACCTACTTGGTCGAACTCTGCGTAACGTTCCACTAAGCGACGTAATGTCATACCTGACACGCGACGAATGATGAATCGGCTGAAATCACCAAAGTAAGCAAATTTCTTACCTGAACCAATATCTTCGATGCCTTGGTCAATCACATATTGATGGCCTAAGATTGTTGCAGGCGCTACGCCAGCCACATCAGGCAACCATAATGGACGTTTTTGTCCATCCACCATTTCTTTCAACGTTTTTAACGTATTGTCGTTGAAAGCAAGGCGAGTATTGCCAACATTGCGATAGGCAGGATCTACTGAATGGATCAATGCGTTAAAATCTTGCCATGTCACTGCTGCGGCTGCTGCTTGAGTTACACCAGTAACTGCAGTTTGTAAGCCTTTAGGTTGAGCAGGTGAGCCAACGCCAGTACCTTGGATAAGATATTTAGCTTCAGCACGACCAATACGCTCTGCAATTCGACCAGATAAATACTCTTCAATATTCACACCTGAATCTTGTAGCAATTCGTTTGATACGCGGATAATTTTTGATGAGAGTTTTTTCGCGCCAAGTTCAGCTGTGCCAAAATCAGTATCTAATTCATTTGCTGCAGCATTTTCACCAACTAACTCACCTTCTTCAGCAGTGCCGTTTGCGGTTGCCCAAGCAATAACGCGGCCGTCTGCAGTGTTAATGATTTTAGCAACGTTAGCAATGCCACCAAAGGCTTTCATTTGTTCGACAATACGAGCCTGCATTTCTTTAGGTACGGTGTAACCACCTTTATTGTCAGTGCCTGCCGCTTGTGCGCGAAGTTCCGCCATCACTTGACGTTCTTCTTGACTTAATTCGCCTAAGCCGCGACGTAAGAACGAATTAAATGCTTGGGAACGTTTAACTTCTACATCAATAACTGGTTTTGATTCAGTTTCAATTTGACGTTGCTCTTCAACAAATAAAGCATCGGTTGATCGTAATGATTCTTCGCGCTCAATTTGTGATTCAACACCGCCTAATTCGGATTTCATTGCATCCCACTTAGTACGCTGTTCTTCAGTCCATGTTTTTTCGCCAATTTCATCATTCAATTGACGCATTTGAGCCGCGATATTACGACGTTTTTCTTGAAGTTCATGTAGTTTAGCCATGATTTTTCCTCTTTCTTTAAATGAAAAAAGCCGCATTATTGCGGCTCGTATTGATAAAAATTACTTTTATTTAGCATTAATTAAGCTTAAGAATCGCTCACGTGCGGCTTTTTGTGATACCGCTTTAGCAATTGTTCCTGAGTCTCGAGCTTCTTTCCACGCTTCAAGTGAGCGAGCTGTACTGCTTGCTTCCTGGTAAGCGGGATAAGTCACAGGACTGACATCATAAAGGCGTGAAATTTTATGAATTTCACGGATGATTACACCATCATCATTTTCATACCATTCATCTCCATTACGTGCGATCTTAAACGCAAAGGATGATTGAGTAATATCACCACGTTTTAGCGGTGCAATAACTAAATCACGAATAGTTGGATTATCTGGTGCGATAATGTCATATTTAAGGCCTGTTTCATCAACTGATAGACTCAACGTACCAGCTTTACTGCGCCCTAGAATGAAATTAGGGTCGTGATTAAACAACCCGCGCACATCATCTTCAAGCACATCATTAAATGCACCTGGCATAATGATTTCGCGAAAACCCCACATTACTTCAGACATAGTATTGAACACGGAACCATAACCGATAATGTGCGTAGGCTCATCATCTCGACTTTCCGCTCGCACTTCGCCTGCGTAGGAGCGCTTTTCTACATCACTCATTTGTGTTCTCCGTTTGTTTATTATTTGCTTGTTTTGCCGCATTCACGCTAACCAACATTTCATCCAGCCCTTCAACCGGATTCATATCTTCAAGCTGACGAGCTTCATTTCGCGACATCCAACCATCAGTGATAGCCGCATGGTAGAACGTTGCTCGCTCACCTGCAGTACCACGCATAATCCCAGCAAGATTAAACTTCACGAAGTAACCAGCTTTACGCTCTGCTTCAGTAAAGATTTTTCGGTTTAGCTCTTGCTCCCAATTAACCACCCATGGCATCACGCTGAATCGAATAAACTGGATTGTCTGTTCTGATATGTTGGAAAATGTCGCTTTCTCCAAATCGTTGATCATGTGTGCGGGAACATTAAAAATACCTGCTATCTCAGAACGATTCAGTTTCATCATTGAAAGCAATTCAGTATCGACTGGTGACACGGTCAAAGCCTTATAATCAAGCTCAGCAGGAAGTAATATTGTTTTATTTTCTTCACTTCTCAGCTTTTCCTGTGCGGTTTGCCACATTTTTTTAAAGTTTTCCCACGCATTGCTATTCAGCGGTGTTTTAACTGAAAGAATACCTGCAGGACGAGCATTTCCACCGAAAAAACCGCTCGCGAATTTGCGAGCATCTAACCCCAAGCCAATCGTCTCAGCATGAGTTTGAATGACTGATTTACCTGTTTTTATTGATGGCCCGAGTGACTTAATGTGTAAAACATCATCCGGAGATAGGCTCATTGTCTTATCGTCACCGTAGTAAGCATAAACATAGCGACTTCCGTTTTTAAGCAACTGCACTTTCCACGGCTCTAATGATTCAAGCGAGACAACTCCACCGTTTTTATCACGAACAATATGGATATAAGCATTTCCGTACAACAAAACCGAACTTTGTGCATATTCGCGTAATTTGTACGATGTCTGCCAAGCGTTAGGGCTATCATGTAAAAGGTAATATGCTGGATGATCTTTTACTGTTTCTACTTTATCACCGCTCTTGCGCTTAACGTGCAGTGGTAATTGTGCGACAGAACTCGATAACACATAAACGCAAGCATAAACAGCAGATAACTTCATTGCCGAATCAGGACTAACCGATTTAGTCGGCTGCACTCCGAA